GGATATGAGAGATCAACTCAAGAATATTATTATGTTTTCCAGAGGTCATGGTGCTTGGGAGGAACTACTCAGAACAGAAGCAGACATTCGTAAGAAACGTCAGAAGATGATTTACGACCAAGAAGAAAGATGGAGAGTAATCTGGGAGTGGGTTGGAATAACAGTTCTCGTTGCTCTAGGAGTTGGGTTTATAGGTTTCCTCTTTTATCTTTATCTTTCCACCAGAGGTTATGTCTAAGTGTTAGATGTCATTGAGTACTTTCTTGAGTACTTTGATATGTACTATTACTTGTTTGTGCCTTGGGATTTCCACAACACAGCATGGGTCATTCTTGGACTCATATATTATCTACATAGATTGAACACACGATATGTCATTTCAGAAAAATCTCAAAACTCTTTCTACTATTCAGAAGATTAATATTTGTGCATGGGTAGTCATATACCTTACAATCTTTTCACAACCACTTCTTGCAGAAACAAAACAACCAGATAACATCATTCAGTGTTTCAGTTGTTTTCTCAAGAAGTTTTCAGATTGGACTTGGGATCAAGAGAAGAGATTAGGTAAACGTGAAGACCCTAAGTATGTAACCTGTAGAAGATTTAAAAGAGTTCAAGCAAGGAACGGACAACAAGTCTGTATCTATAAAGGTGCGAATAATACTTTCACATTAGTTGTCGAGGGCCAATGTCCAGCAGAGTATCGTTGCAAATATGACCCCAACGGAAAAGAACCAAACATAGATAGTGTGTTAGATTCTCTCAACGATAAGTTTAAATAAAACTCATAAATAACTCTGTAAGGGAGTCTATTTATGCAAAACTTTATGGGAATGGATGGTTTCGTCTGGTTTGTCGGAGTTGTAGAAGACAGAGATGACCCATCACAACTTGGTCGTGTGAGAGTTCGTTGTATGGGATATCACACAGAAGATAAAATAAAAATACCAACAGAGGATTTGCCTTGGGCTCATGTCATGCATCCTGTGACAGACCCATCTAATAGTGGTATGGGTAATACACCATCATTCATGATAGAGGGAACACACGTTATTGGTTTCTTCATGGATGCAGAGGACAAACAACAACCTGTAATCATAGGAACACTGCCTGGAGTTCCAGAAGAATTAGGTGACCCAAACAAAGGTTTCAATGACCCTAATCGTAGAAGTTCCGACCCATCTAAATCAGATTATAATGTTTCCGTATATCCTAGAACTGCTGGAGAGGCAGACACAAATAGACTCGCAAGGAACTTTGAAGTAAGAGATACTATCGTGGGTGACAAGAGAGCCCAAAGACTAGAGGGTATACGTTCTGCTGATGGAACTGTTTTTGATGAACCAGAAACAACTTATAATGCAAGTTATCCTAAGAACCATGTATTCGAGTCTGAGTCTGGTCATGTGGTTGAGTATGACGATACGCCAGGCAGACAAAGATTTCACCAGTATGCAAGTTCTGGAACTTTCACAGAAGTAGATGCAATCGGTAACAGAACTGACAAAGTACAAAACAACAATTACAGAATAACAAAGTCAAGTCTATTTGAGTTCATACAAAACGATATGCACTTAACCATAGACGGAACACTTAACATCAAATGTACTAATCTGAACATAGAAGTAGAAGATGATGTCACAGAGGATATCGGTAGAAATAGAACAACTAGGATTGAGGGTACTGAGGCACTTGATATAAATGGTGAGGTACTAGAAACATTCAATGACAAATACACCAGAAGTATTCATGGTGCAGTGGATGAGAGATATGGTGATAAGATAGATAGGTATCATTCTGGTATTGTCACTAATAATCATGAGGCGAACTTATTACACTTTGTTAAGGGTGGTGATACAGAGTTTCATGTAACGAGGTCTGATGATGTTGGTGGTGCATTTGATATCTTCACTACCACAACTGTAAATATAGATACTGCATCTTTTGATGTTGATGCATCTACAGTCGCAGCTATAACTTCTGCAACCACAACTATCAATGGTTCAACTGCATCTAACATAAGAGGTGCGACTGTAGGTATCAATGGTACGACTGTAGACATTGATGCAACAACGTATAATCTAAATGCAACCAGTTCTAATCTTGTTTCAGTTACCGCTGGTGCAGCCGTTCCACATTTAACAGACCCATCTATTACATCGCCTGGTTCTGCATCTGTTACAGACCCAACTGAACCAGAAGAAGAAGACCCAATCGAAGTTCTTCTCCCAGAGATACTTACATCTGAACCTAAGTCATCACTTGTTGAGGGTGTTGGTGAAGATGACCCACAGGGAGAAGATGCAGATGGTAATCCTGTAAATCTTGCACCTAGATCTGGTAGAAGTGAGGGTGGAGTTGCAGTGGGTGGTTCATCTCCTGCTGGTGGTGGAGATGCAGATGCAGTCATATCACCTCCAGGCGATTGTACTAGACCAGAACTAGGTTCTCAGTCTGCAAGGTTTGAGTCTAATGGAAACCCAGCCGCAATCAATACAAAATCATACAAAGATGATTTAGGTGGTTGGTCTTATGGTTCTTATCAGATTGCGACAAAGGTTGGTGCAATGAATAAGTTCTTAACATTTCTTGGAACTGATTCTAATGGTTTCTCTGACTTTTCAAAAGCACTTGAACAATCAGGAGGTAATGTTGGTGCAACCAGAGGTGCATCAAGTTTTAGAAACAAGTGGGTAGAACTTGCAACTAATGAAACTACTGCAACCAGATTCCAAAAAGCACAACATGATTACATACAAAGAAAGTATCATGACGTTGCAGTTCGAAAGATAAAGGGAAGCACAGGAATAGACATATGTGATGGTACGCACAGTAACGGATTACAAGATACTATATGGAGTACAGCAGTTCAGTATGGTGCTGGTGGTTGTCACACTATAGTCAAAGAGGCAGTTAGAAACTTAAAGGGACGAGGAAAGACAGAACCTACTGATGAAGAATTAATTAATGAGATACATGATATAAAAATTAATAGTATACCCAGAAAATTTAAATCTAGTCCAAACTTACATGGTGGATTACGAAAAAGATTTGTTGCAGAGAGAAAAATTGCACTTGCAAATAATATTGCACCTGTACAAGTTGCATCTCTTGGTAGTGGATCGAGTCAAGTGGTATAAATAATATAAATTAGGAGTCTATAATGGCAGTGTATGATGCACAATCGAATAATACTGCGAGAGGTACAAGACAGTATAGAGATTTGGATTTATTTTTTGGAAAGAAAACGTCCAATAGTGATATTCAAACTATAACTGATGTACAGGCAGTCAAGAGGTCTATCCGTAACCTTGTGCAACTCAATACCTATGAGAAGTTTTTTCACCCAGAAATCGCTGGTGGTGTAAGAGAAATGTTGTTTGAACCAATGTCGCCAATCACAGCAGTAACTATTGCAAGAAAGATTGAGGACGTAATTGAAAATTTTGAACCTAGAGCCCGTCTGGTTTCAGTTCGTGCTTTACCAGACTTAGATCGTAATGCATATGAGGTATCAGTAGAATTTTATGTTGTTAATACTCCGACTGAATTAGTAGATATGTCAGTCATGTTAGAAAGATTACGATAATGGCAGTAAACGATAGAAGATTAAGTATTACAGAATTTGACTTTGATGACGTAAAGGATAATTTAAAAGTATTTCTAAAAGGACAATCAGAGTTTAAGGATTATGACTTTGAGGGTTCTGGTATGAATATTATGTTAGATATACTTGCGTATAATACTCACTATCTTGGGTTTAATGCGAATATGCTCGCAAACGAAATGTTCCTTGATAGTGCATCACTTAGATCAAGTGTTGTATCACACGCAAAGACTCTAGGATATGAAATACAATCTGCAAGAGCCCCTATCGCAACTGTCAATGTCGCATTGACAACCACAAGTTCATCTAAGACCATGCCCGCTGGAACTGCATTCTCTACGACAGTTGATGATGTAAGTTTCCAGTTTGTTACTTCTGAGGCGATAACTCAAACTGGTTCTGGTGGTGCAGTAACTTTTACCAACGTAAAAATATATGAGGGAACTTATATAACAACAAAGTATCTTGCTGATACATCTAGTGTAGAACAAAGGTTCTTATTACCAGACAGTCGTTCAGACACAACAACTCTAACAGTTAAAGTTCAAAACTCTGCATCTGATTCAACTACCACAACCTATACAAAAGCAACAGACATATCACAACTAACATCTTCAAGTTCTGTTTACTATCTACAAGAGGTTGAGAATGGTAGACAAGAAATATATTTTGGAGATGGTAATATTAGTAAGTCACTATCTGATGGTAACATAGTTATACTCCAATATGTTGTTACAAATAAAACTGCGGCTAATGGTGCATCTTCTTTTACTGCACCCTCATCAATAGATGGTGTTAGTACAATAACAGTGACAACAGTAAACAATGCAAGTGGTGGTTCAGAACCAGAAAGTCTTGCATCTATAAAATTACAGGCACCACTTGACTACGCATCACAAGGTCGTGCAGTAACTTCAGATGATTATATAACATACACAAAAAAATTATTTCCAAACACACAAGCAGTATCCGTATGGGGTGGAGAAGATGGTGGGTTTGACCCAGCAACAGGTATCACTTCAGTTCCAGAGTATGGTAAAGTTTTTATATCAATTAGAAACACCACAGGACAAAATCTTACCGATACAGAGAAGAGTCAATTAGTTACGGACTTAGGAAAGTACAAAGTTGCATCTGTTACTCCAGTTATTGTTAACGCAGAGACAACTTTTGTTATACTTGGAGTTACATTTCAGTATGACTCAAATACAACAACAAAAACTGTGAATGATTTAGAAACTGAAATAAGTACAACCATATCAAACTATAATAGTAATAACTTGCAAGACTTCAACAAACCATTTAGACATTCACAACTTACAGGTGTAATTGATGATACAGATAATTCTATATTAAGTAACGTAACAACAGTTACACTTGGAAAGTTTATTACACCTGTGACCTCAGAGGCAACTGCATACACACTAAGTTTTGATAATGCGTTCTTTCATCCACATGATGGACACAACTCTGCGGCTGGTGGTATTACTGCATCTACAGGTTTCTCTATAGAAGCAGGAACTCTAGAGTATTTTCTTGATGATGATGGTAGTGGTAACATAAGAATTTATTATCTTGTTGCTGGGGTTAGAACATATTATGATGTTACCGCTGGAACTATTGATTATACAAATGGTGAAATAAAATTAAACCCAATAAAAATAACAAGTGTTTCTAATGTTGATGGTTCTACGTCTACGAAATTTAGAGTTACAGTTTTACCAAACTCAAACGATATCGTACCTGTTAGAAACCAGTTATTAGAACTAGACTTAACAAACACAACTGTGTCTGGTACAGTTGATGCAACTGCAACAACTGGAAAAGGTTATACTGTTACAACAACTGCAACAACAAGTACAACTACTGTATCAACAACAGCGTCAACAACACCAGAAACATCTGGTTACTAAGAGTGAACAATGAGTAAGAATGACATCAAGCTTACCACTAAGGTATCTTCACTTATATCTGGACAGGCGCCAGATTTTGTACAGACAGATCATTCTTTATTCTTAAAATTTTTAAAAGATTATTATAAATTTTTAGAAGCAGGACGACTTACTATAACTGCGACAGTAGACTATGTTAAACAAGAAACAGTAACTACAAATTATATCTTACAAGAAGATGAGGAACGAACTGTTACTGAGTCTGGTACAGGTTCAGATGGTCAGTTTGTAAGTGGAGAAACGATTACAGGGGCAACATCTAATGCGACTGCAACTGTTCTCGTTGAAGACTCTAGAAATAAATTTCTTTACACAACATCACAACAATTGTTTATTACAGGTGAAACTATAACAGGTTCTACATCTGGTTCTACTGCAACTGTAGATGAATATCGTGCAAACCCTGTACAGAACATACAACAACTTCTTGAGTATGGTAATACAGATACAACCATCTACGATTTTCTTGAAAAACTTAGATTGTCATTCATGGCAGGGATACCAAATTCTCTCGCAACTGGTGTATCAAAAAGAAACTTAATCAAAAACATAAAAGATTTATATGCCGCTAAAGGTACTACAGAAGCGACTAAACTATTCAGTAGACTATTCTTAGGTGAGGAGGCAACTGTTCTTCTTCCTAATGAATTTATAATGAAACCCTCACATGGTGACTTCAGACAGAAAACAATTCTTAGAGCCTCACCTGACTCTGGTGTTGTCGGTAGTGAAATAATAGGACAAGTAATTACAGGTGTGTCATCTGGTGCAACTGCCGTTATAGAATCAAGTGTGGAGTTCCAACAAGTTGGTGTTCCAATATCAGAATTACAACTCGCAAACCAAGTAGGTTCGTTTACTGATGGTGAAAGATTTACTGCGACCTCAACAACTAAAGACGTAGTGGTTGGATTTACAGTAAGACCTATCGTATCATCTGGAACTGTAACGAACGCTGGTATATTACATGATGCACAAGAATTAATAGATGTAGAATCTATAGGAAATGGAAGTGCAGTAGTAAGAGTTGGTGGTATCAAGAGAGGTTCAGTAAGTGGAGTTGAGATTGATAATGTTGGTACAAACTATGAGGTAGGAGATGCTATAACTTTCACTCCTGTGAGTGCAGATACAAATATAGAGTCTGCTGTGGGTTTTGTCAGTATGGTTGGTGGTGGTGTTCAGTTAGAAACTGGAACACTAGACGACTCAAGTTTGACAGACGATGCAATCATATTAGAGTCTGGAACAAACACACACCTAGAACCTTTCAATATAATACTTGAACAGATAACCACAGATAAATTCAAAGGTGATGGAACAACCACAGCATTTACTCTAACAAATCTGAGTGCGAGTACAGATACAATAACTGTTTTTCTAAACAATGTAAAACAAGATGCAACCAGAAAAGATGGACTTTCTAATTTTACTCTTGTAGGTACAACTCTTACATTTAGAGATGCACCACCAAATAATGCAAGAGTTGATTGTGTGGGTAAAAGTGATGATGCACTTATCTTAAATGGAACAGATGGTGCTTCTGCAAACGCTGGACATAATATTCTAACGGAGTCAAGTTTAGATCTTGAACAGGAAGATGCACACAGAACACCGACAGACCAAATAGTGTTGGAGTTTGGAACTTTCGAAGATATCGGTGATACTGCTGAAAGTGGGTCTATACAAAAACTACACATATCAGATGGTGGGGGTGCGTATACTGATATACCAACTCTTTCTCTTACCACAACAACTGGTGCAGATGCAAAAATAGTTGCAGTAACAGATAACATTGGTGCTATTGATGAGGTAAAAATACAAGACGCTGGTTTTGCATACTCTGAGTCTAACGCACCAGAGATGACACCAAGAGCTCACTTTGTTGTAAAAGATGTAACAGGGACTTTTACAAATGGTAACACACTAACAACACATACTGGAACAGTCAAGGGGTTTGATAGTTCTACTGGTGTTCTTGATACCACCTTTGAGAACGTGGTTAGAGTTGAACAAGAATCATCAAGTACATTTCAAGAGGGTATACAACTAGAAGAATACACATTAAAAGATGAGGACATTGCAGAGGGTTTCTTGCTTGAGGATACACAAGACTTTGAACCAGATGAGGGTGACTCAATTGTGCTTGAGGGAACAGAGGTTGTCACTCCAGACCCAGACTATATTGTACTAAAAGTAAAGGTTGTCAGAAATGCAGATGATACTGCAAACATCTATCAGATAAATGGTGTAAACCAACCGACATTATCATTTGTACAAAGTAACACATACTATTTTGATTTGTCTGATAGTTCACTATACAATGCGACATCTGGTAATAATCATATCCTTAGATTATCAACCACATCAGATGGAACACATGGTAGTGGTTCTGAGTATACCACAGGTGTAACAAAATCTGCGGCTTACATAGAAGCAGGAACTACAGGTGCATTTCTACAAATAACTGTTGCAACAGACGCTCCAGATTTATACTACTATTGTGTTAATCATTCTGGTATGGGTGGACTTATTCGATCAAAAGAAGTGCAAACTTTTGTAAGAGATAGGGGTGATAATATTGTACTTAATGGTAGTGCAACTACAATCTTTGGATTACAACTAGAAGACTCTTTAGGTAATGGTTTCCTAAGAGAAGAGGGTTTAGTTTCAACTAGACCAGCACAGATTAATTTAGATTTAAGTGCTACAGATGCACATGACCAGAACGCAAGTATACTATTAGAAGATGGTTCAAATGATGGTGCAACTTCTGTCTTACTCAAGGAGGGTGACGATACAGTAGAAACAACTGGTATAGAGGATAACTTTGGTGGAGCGATACTTCTTGAAATGTCAACACTTGATAGAATTAATGATACAGAGTTTGCTGGACAAACATCTGAAACAGTTGGTGGTTTCTTTGTTCAAGATGATGGTGGTAAGTTACTTATCGACAGATTTCAAGAGGATAGCACAGTTGCAAAACTATTACTTGACGGAACAGACTCCAGCGGAACGAATGATGGTCAACAACTCGCAACTGAAAATGCTGGTGATAGTTTAATACTTAACAGCACAGATGGTGATGATGATGCAAACGATAAAGTGTTGTTCGAAGATGAAACTGGTAGTGGTGATATTCTATTGGACGGAACTGACTCATTATCAACTGATGCTGGTGACAATATTATCAATGAAGAAGCGATTGACTTCAGTAATAAGAATGTAACAATTACAGACTCAAGTGGTGCAAGTGCAACAATCATGAAGGCGAATATCGGAACGATAACAAGTTCGGTTGCGATTACACAAACAAATGAGGGTTCGTATATAGACATTCAGAGTTTACTTGGTGAAGATTTAAATCGTATTCAAGACTCCTACTATTACCAAGACTACTCATACGAAGTACAGGTTGGTGTATCTTTAGGTAATTATCTAAAACAATTACAAAAGGCAGTTCACCCAGCAGGGTTCAGACCATTTGGAAAAGTATCTATCGCAAGTCAAGTATCGGTTGCACTCAAGACCACAGCAACAGATGTCCCAGATTACACAGGTGATGATACATTTACACCAGAACTTGCATCTACTCTTATTAACATCTTCCAAGTTGAAATTGAAAGAAGAATGGAAGCTCCAACTTATAATGTTGGTGATACAGATGATCAGATACTTCTTGAGAATGGTCTTTTGCCTGGAGATAAAATTATACTTGATGGTAAGTCTACGACATCAACAACTACAACTAATGTAGACTTCTCTATACTACTGGAAGATAGTTTACAACCAAGTGGATATGGTTATGATATTGCGTATGTAATTCTTGACTCATCTGCCGCTGGATTTGCAGACGAACATAGTAAGATAGATTTAGAGTCTGGTGTTATATTTGGTGAACTTGATAGTTTATTGTTGGAGACACCTCCTGTCGCACTTTCAGATGCAACTTTCTCTACTCCTGTTATTCTTGGTGATACAGACGGAACTAATACTACATTCGGTGCCTTAGTCTTTACTGATTTTGTTGAACTAGCAGGATTTAATACACAACCTGTAACAAACATTGTTGTTGGATCAGATGAATTTTTAGAACAGCCTGGTTCTGAAACAGTTCTACTTGAAGATGCGTTTGTAACTACTGGTGATAATGTGTTAGTTAGTGATGATGGTATTGACAATGGTAGATTGATGTCAGAGAGTGCTCCACTTGTTGCAAGTGGTAACTTTGAACTCGCAGTTCTACAACCCACAGAAGTAAAAATTGCAACTAGACCACAACAAAGAGTTGTTAACAATCTATTGATACAACTTGCAGAAAGACCTTTTGGTTCTGACCCTGCTGGTATACAGTTAGAAAATGGTGAGGTTGGTAAGTTTGAATTTGGTGTGGTAGTCATGGATGGAACAAACCCACTACCTTTCAACAAACCATTACTATTAGAGGGTGATGAAGATTTAGACCACGTTATATTAGAAACAGGTAGTAACATCTTGATGGAAGATGGTAACAGAACACTAAATGAAGATCAAGGGTTCACAACCACAGGTGAACTAGACAGAATAGAACTTGAAACAGGTGGTATCTTACTCGCAGAAGATGGACAGTTCCCACCAAGCACTTTTGACTCTACGTTCACTCTTAACGATGGTGATAGAATAGTTCTAGAAGATTTTGATAATGTGTTACCAAGTCTAAGTGATATTAGTGAACTCAAGTTTGAGGATATACTGAGATCATCTAAGATATTACTGAGTGATCCACCAAATGACCAGAACAACGCAAACGCAACTGAAGAGATTGGATTACTACTAGAAGACTTTGGTAGACTACTACTTGATGGATCTGATGAAGATGGAACTGATGAAAATTGTTTCTTAGCCGCAGAAGAGGATACCAGAGTAAACTTCATTCTAGAGGAGTCTGGAAGTCTATTAACAGAAACAGCGTCTACAAATAGTTTTGACGACTATATCGCACTTGAAGATAACACAGATGAAGGTGGTTTCCTACAATATGAAACAACAGTATTCGCTGGTGGAAGAGTAGTTGCAGAAAGTTTTGAAATAAAACTAGATGGGGGTCAAATACCATTTGAAAATCTAAGACTAAATAGTTCAACAAGTACAAAAGTAAGAATTGGTAATCAACCATTTGTTCGTGGTTCTGTAATTAATGTGAGGGATACTGGAGAAGTAGTTCTTGAAGATGGAACATTAGATAATGTTGGGGAGATTGCATTTCTTGTATTAGACACCACCGCTGATGCTGGTGATAATATAAGTTTAGAAGGTGCAACAGGAATAATACCATAAATAAACGTATAAATAAAACAAAGGATTAGAATATGGCCGCAATAATCACTGAAAAGTTTAGACTGCACAATGCCTCACAATTTGTCGAATCATTTACTGAAGCATCTGCAAGTGTATACTACTTATTTCTGGGAAAGTCAAGTCCCTTTTCATCTGCTACATCTGGGGGTAGTGATAGTTCACCACCCACACCAGCAGACTCAGTAGGACAAACAGAGTATTACTCTTGGGACTCAATGTTGGGTGCAAAGAATATATCTTCATCTGACATTACAAGAGCAGTTGTAAGAAGAAACTTTGCAAACGGAACGACCTACGATATGTATGAACACAACATTAGTTCAGACAATACAACAACTTCTGGTTCATCTAATCTATATGACTCAACATTTTATTTCCTAACGTCTGCGAACAGAGTATACAAAGTTTTAGACAACAATGGTGGAACTTCATACTCTGGTTCTGAACCAACCTCTGAGTCCACATCACCATTTGCATTAGGTGGATATGTTCTCAAGTATATGTACTCTATATCCTCATCTGATGCCGCTAAGTTCTTAACAACGGACTTCATGCCAGTATCTACTGACTCAACTGTAAGTGCGGCCGCAACTGATGGTGCTATTGAGTCACTAATAATTACTGCTGGTTCTGGATACTCAGACGGAACTTACTACGCAGCCGTGTTCGGAGATGGAACAAGTCAAGGAACATCATCTGGTGCGATTGTAAGGATTACAGTATCAGGTGGTGGAATACAATCTTTTGGATTGACTGCTGGTTCAGACACAACAATTCATGCCGCTGGAACTAGTTACACATTTGGAACAGTAAACTTAGGTTCTAGTTTTACATTCTCTGACTCAGACTTATCGAGTGCATCTTCTATGGGAAGTGGAAGTGGTGGTGCAGTATCAGTCGTTATCAGTCCTAAAGAGGGACATGGTAATGATGCAGTTGCAGAACTAGGTGGACATTTTGTGATGACATCTACAACACTAACACAAGCAGAGGGTGATGACTTTACAACTGCAAACGATTTTAGACAGGTTGGTCTTGTTGTAGACTCAACTACTTTTGGAACATCAACAGTCGCAAGTAGCTCAACTGCACGACAAACTTTTGTTTTAAAAGGTTCAAGTGTTTCTGGTACATTCTCAGCAGACGAACAGATAACACAATCATCGACTGGTGCAGTAGGAAAGGTGGTTGAGTTTGACTCAAGTAGAAACTTACTTTACTATCAACAAGAAAGATTTGCAGACTTTGGTACAAGTTCTACAAATGGTGGATACGTTGCGTTTAGTGGAACAAACACAATCACAGGTGGAACATCAAGTGCAACACTAACACCATCAAGTGTAACTGAAACAGTCACACTCGCAAATAACAATACAATATCATTGACAACTGGTTATGCAAATCCAGAGTTACAACCAGATAGTGGTACTATAATCTATCTGGAAAATAGAAAACCAATCTCAAGAGCGTCAGACCAAACGGAAGACATCAAACTTATCATAGAGTTCTAGTATGCCACAAATTACAGACCTAAACATTGCACCTTATTATGACGATTATGACAAAGATGATAATTTTCATCGTGTTCTCTTTCGTCCTGGCTTTGCAATACAAGCGAGAGAACTAACACAACTTCAGTCAATCATGCAAAACCAAATCGAAAGGTTTGGTAGACATATGTTCCAAGAGGGAACTGTCGTTATCCCAGGCCAAGTTACTTATTCAAAAGCAGTAACTAATGTGCAACTTGCAACCACATTCGCTGGAGAAACAATTACACCAAGTCAGTATTATAACGCAACGACTCCTGTGACTATCACAGGTGCAACAAGTGGTATGAAAGCATACGTTATTGGGTATCAAGATGCAACTGCAACGACACAACCATTATTGATACTTAGATACATAAACTCTGGTACAGATAATGCAACAGAGTCCTTTGCAGATGGTGAAAATATAACAGCAGATGTTTCAATTACACACACCTCATCATATGCCACTGAGGTAGCATCTGCAACTACACACTCTTCAAGTGCAGCCCAATTAGGTTCTTCTGTAAAAGTAGAGGAGGGTGTTTATTTCATTCGTGGACAGTTTGTAAGATGTGCAGAACAAACTTTATTATTAAGTTCAAGTTCAACCACAGAAAGTAATCGTGTAGGTTTCACAGTTTTAGAAGAACTTATTACACCAGAAATAGATTCAAGTCTTACGGATAATGCAACAGGAACAACAAACTTTGCAGCTAAAGGTGCTCATAGATTAAAAATTAATCTTACACTTGCAAAGAAAGATTCTGGTTCAACAGATGATACAGACTTTGTAGAATTAGTTACAGTAAAAAGAGGTCAACTTACAGAGAACAGAGTTGACGTTACAAAGTATTCTCAGATAGGTGAAACTTTTGCAAGAAGAACTTTTGATGAGTCTGGTGATTACACAACTAGACCATTTCAGTTTGATGTTAGAGAAAGTATTGATAATTCTGTAAAAACAAAAGAGTTTGGTGGTGTATATTCTAGTGGTGCAACTACTGATGATGGTGGAACTGCTGGAGAGAGTAAACTCGCAATCGCAGTAACGCCTGGAAAAGCGTATGTTCGTGGATTTGAAATAGAAAAGACTGCGATAACATTTAAAGATTTAGAAAAAGCGAGAGATGTAAGAACTATAAATGCTGGTGTTACTAATCTAGAAGTAGGTAACTTTGTTAGAGTAACAAATGCATATGGTATGCCTGACATTGGTGACATATCTGGTGAAACAACACCATACAAACAATTACAACTATTTGAATTACCAACATCAACCAGAGGTGCTACAACTGGAATGGGTAAAAATATAGGTGTTGCAAGACCAAGAGCGTTTGAGTTTTTTCAAGGTGTCGCTGGAGATACAGCCGCAGAACATAAACTGTTCTTGTTTGATGTTCAAATGTTTACAAGACTGACACTAAGTGATACACCAAGTCCCCTACTAACTGCAACACACACAAGTGGTGGTGTAAGACTAGAGGGTGCAACATCTAAAGCAGTTGGATTTGTTTTCAGTACAGAAACTAGTGATGATGGACTTAGAGCTGCATCTGTAATAAACCTTGTGAATGTTAGAGGGACATTCTCAGCAGGTGAAAAGATACTTGCATCTGATAGTGCAGAAACAGGTCAACTTATAGAGGATGCCTCAAACGCTGATTTAACTGTATCTGAAACAAGATCATTTAAGTTTGAAGATGCAAAGGCAGTCTTTATGGATGATGATGATGGTGGTCAAGATTTTACTGCTGATTTATCAGAAAATAAAAGAGGTCAATTATCTTTTGTAAGACAAGAAGATGGTGATGGTGACTTTGTTCTGGGTGAAGATGGTGCTGACTTTGACAGAGTTGAATTGGAAACAGTGAGGTCTGCAACTTTACAACAACCAGAAAAAAATACTGCGATATTTAGATTACCTAAGAGAGTGATAAAAACTCTATTAACAGATGACAACGCTGGTGCAAGTGACTCACAAATAGTTATTAGAAGACAGTTCGTAGGTACTACAAACGCATCTGGTGCTGTTTCATTTTCTGCTGGAACAAATGAAACATTCGCTAGTTTTTCAAACCTAGATTACTCAATATCAATCTTAACGGCTGGTGGTGGTACAGGAGCTCAAGGTGACCATGTTGATATGACAGGTAATATATCTGGAACTGGTAGTAATACAGTCACCATAACTGATGCGACTGTTCTGGGAGCATCTGCAAAAGTTAAGTTCATAGGAACTGTTACCAAGACATCTGTGACTGCAAGAATTAAAACTACTAATTTATTGAAACAAGTAAAAGTTCTTGCAAGTGATGATGATGGTGCGTATGGTGTAAGAGCGAGTGATAAAGAAATATCACTAGGTCGTGCAGACGTTTATAGATTACAAGCAGTATATGACTCAGAAGATACAAGTGCAGATGCAACTGCACCCACTATGGAAATATCAAGTATAGTTGGTACGTTTACCAGAGGTGAGAAAATTACAGGTGGTACAACAAATGCAAAAGGTAGAGTTCTAACCACAACAACTCCAATGACATATACGCTGAACGGAACATTTGGTGTGACTGATTTTGCAGTTGGAGAAACAATAACAGGAGAGTCGTCTGGTGCGACTGCAACTGTAGGAACTAAAACTGCTGGTAGTAAGATAGTTACACAGAACTTTGAACTTGACACAGGGCAAAGAGATAACGTGTATGACATTGCAAGAATAGTTCGTAA